ATCGCCGAGAGAAGATCTTAAACAACAAGAAAGCACGATGTAAGGCAGTGGAGGATTGGATAAAATCCATTGAAGACGGTCAGGCACGGTATGTGTTCCGAATGTTTTACATAGAGGGAATAACGTGGGACAGGATTGCTGCAAAGATTGGATACAGTAATAGTCCAGATTATCCAAGGCTGATGATTAGAGACAAGTATTTAAAAGAACATAATATTGTGTAAAAAGTTCGTTTTATTCGTTTGTTTCGTAATAGAATAAAGTGGAAGCCAAAGGCATACAGCCGGCGGCTTAATTCCCCTGGAACCTCTGCCGGGGGTCACAGCTTGGCAGAGGAAGCTGCCGGGTCGCTCCCGGATGAACTGAGCGTATGCGCAACACCTCAGAGAGATTGACAATGCCTTTTTGAATAAAACATGGAATGCATTTGTGCACGGATGTACTTATCTGATTGCTCTGAAGAGACATTGAGGATCAGGACGGTGGAGTTCACTTAGGAAGCGCTGTTGGAACGTAGCTCAGAGGTAGAGCAATGGCTTTTAACCTAAGCGAAGGTTCGAGTCCTTCCGTTCCGATGATTTTTGTTGCTATCAGTATTTCCTTCTCCTTTTTGAAAGCGCCTGTCATGAGATGGGTGCTTTTACTTTGAGGTTTTTCTTGCAAACTAAACATGTGTTTGTGTATAATAAATTGAGATTATAGGGAGGAAAAATAAATGATTGCGACATCGTCTGAGGTAGGAAATAATGCGACTTTAGTATTTTCAAATATGTCATTTTCCAAAGTAGCATATATACTCGCTTTGGTTTTTCAATTGACAGCAGGTGTAATGTTACTATTAGGAAATATGGGGATTACAAAAAAACAGGTCATTTCAAATTATTGCATAGAGCATCGAATTATAAGACTATATCCTAATGGAGATTTAAAAGATTATGAGGAATTTATTGAAACTGCGAAAAGAAATTGGATGAATCAAATTGCTTTTTTCTTTTTATTTTTAGGATATTTAGTAAGCATATTTGGTGAAGCACCGAAAAATAAAATATATACACTTATCATTGTAATAGTGTTTACTATATTTTTATTGATATTAGTTAGCATTTTTACGAGCGCAATATCAAAAATATATGGAAAAATTAATTTTAATGAATATATTTTAAATAAGGGCACATTAGTTATGACAGTACCAGAAGACAGAAAAAACAAAAAATAGATAAAGTAAAAGTAGGAGTCACCCAGCGTGGCTCCTTTTCTATACCTAAAACCGACGAAAGCGAGGTGAGCCCAAAATGACAGAAAAACAGAAGATTTTCGCAGATGAATATCTCATTGACCTGAATGCCACGCGGGCTTACAAGGTCGCTTATCCAAGAGTGAAGAATGATGAAGTTGCAGCAGCTGCAGCCACAAGATTGTTAAGAAATGTTAAGGTTGCAGCTTATATCTCAGAACGCATGCAGGAGCGCCAGAAACGGACGGAGGTCACACAGGACCGCGTGATTGAAGAACTGGCTGCGATCGCCTTTGCCAAGGCTACAGACTTTGTACAGATCTCTCATGGAAACGTGATCCTGACGGACACCAGTAAGCTATCAGAGAATCAGATCAAGGCTATTGCCGGGATCAAAGAAGGAAAGAACGGTATAGAACTCAAACTGAATGATAAAGAAAAGGCTCTGGAGCTTCTGGGACGGCATCTTGGCATGTTTAAGGATAAGCTGGAAGTTACAGGATTGGAAGCAGAGCAGACTAAGCTGGATGACCTGATCCGGCAGATGCGTGGTGGTGGATAGTGAGTGCAGAACGTTTGTTGTTATCAGATAAATACAAAGCCTTTCTCAGATGTGATGCGCCGGTAGAGTTCCTGGAAGGGACAACAGCGGCCGGAAAAACCACAGTAGGGCTGTTTAAGTTCATGCTGAAAGTGGCAGAGTCTCCCAAGAAGCTGCACATCATAGCAGCCAAGGATACCGGTACCGCTGAGAAGAACATCATCAACAAAGATCTTGGCATCATGGACGATTTTGGGATACTGGCTGAGTACAACGGCAATGGTACCAAAGACGATAAGATCCCGCACATCCTTTTTCATGCATCCGGTGGAGACAAGATTATATATGTCATGGGTTATGGAGACAAGAAGAAGTGGCAGAAGGCCCTGGGTGGTCAGTATGGATGTCTGTATATCGATGAGATCAACACAGCGGACATTGACTTTGTACGAGAAGCTGCCATGCGCTGTGATTATCTGATGGCAACACTTAATCCGGATGATCCAAACCTGGATGTGTACAAGGAGTATATAAACTGTTCCCGTCCTCTGCCGGAATGGGAATCAGAGACACCGCAGGAAATAAAAGACGAATTGAAAGAAGAACCAAAGCCCGGCTGGGTACATTGGTTCTTTTCTTTTGTTCACAACCTGGGACTGCCAAAAGAGAAGCTGGACAAGATCCTGGCCAACACGCCCAAGGGGACAAAGATCTGGAAAAATAAGATCCTGGGGCTTCGCGGTAAAGCCACCGGATTGGTATTCCCTAATTTTGACCGGAAAAAGCACGTTGTTACTGCTGCCTGGGTAAAGGCGGAAGTGAAGGCGGGCCGGATCAAATGGAAAAAGTTCTCCTGTGGCCTTGATACGGCGTATTCCAGCAGATCCCCTGATACCATTGCCATGATCTTCCAGGGGATCACGGAAGACAGGAGACTGATCACACTGGCCGAAAAGGTTTACAACAATGCGGATCTGGATACGCCAATTGCTCCCAGTGATACAGCTGTGAAGCTGGTGAACTTCCTGGAACATTGCCGCAGTGAATGGGGCTTTGCGAAGGATGTTTATGTAGATAATGCAGACCAGGCAACGATCACAGAGCTGCGCAAATACAAGCGGCTGCATGGGTGTCTGTACAATTTCTGGGATGCTTATAAAAAGCTTACTATCCTGGACCGTATCAAGTTGCAGCTGGGCTGGATCCAGCAGGGCTGCTATCTGGTAGTGGATGACTGTACAGAACATTTGTCAGAATTGGACAAGTACAGCTGGAAAGAAGACAAAGACGAACCGGAAGATAAAAACGATCATACGATCAATGCGAGTCAGTATTCATGGATTCCGTATAAAAAACTGATCGGATTCGAGGAGGATAATGAGAAATGAGGTGGTTGGATAAGATGAGTGATAACATTCGGCGTGGGGTGAAGAGCTGGCTGCAGATCGATTCTGCCAGCCCATATAACATCCATATCCGTGAGACAATGGATTTTGAAACCAATGCCATCCGCAACCGCATCTGGTACAGGGGTGACAGTAATGAGTTGGAACAGCTGTATGGAGATCTGACAGAATATGCGGATAAATATAAGTTCTGGAGTAGTAAGTGCAGCCCTGGAATGGAGATGAGAAAGATCCATACAGGCCTTCCCTCTCTGATCGTTAAGACCCTGGCATCCATTACCCTGGTCGATATGAATGATTTTATATTTGACCGTGCTTCTCAGGAACAGATATGGAAGGAAATAGAGAAGCAGAACCGCTTCCGTAAGAAGATTGAAAAAGCACTGAAAGAAGTCCTGTACATTGGTGATGGTGCCTTTAAGATCACCATAGACACGGCAGTAAGCGAATATCCGATCCTGGAATGGTATCCGGGTGAGCGGATCGAGATCATCAGGCTGCGTGACCGGGTAAATGAAGTGATTTTCAAAACGCCTTTTGAAACTAAAGGGAAGCAGTACGTCCTTAATGAGCGCTATGGTTATGGCTACATCACCAGTGAGCTTTACCTGGATGACAAGCTGGTAGATCTGAAAATGCTGGAACAGACCAAAAACCTTCAGGATTATACATTTGATAGCAGCGTGATCCTGGCAGTGCCGCTGCATGTATACGAATCAGCAAAGTACGAAGGAAGAGGCGGATCTATCTTTGATGGAAAACTGGACAGCTTTGATGCGTTTGATGAAGTATGGTCCCAGTGGATGGACGCGCTCCGGGCAGGAAGGGCCAAAAGTTATGTTCCGTTAGATCTGGTACCAAAGGATCCAGAAACAGGGATGACTATACGGCCAAACTCTTTTGATTGCCGGTATTTTGCTGCGGAAAACAATATGGCTGAGGACGGTGTAAATAAGATCCAAACAGACCAGCCTACAATCCCGCATGACAGTTATCTGGCGTCTTATGTGACGGCACTGGATCTTTGCCTGCAGGGACTGATCAGCCCGTCAACGCTGGGAATCGATACCAAAAAGCTGGATAATGCAGAAGCCCAGAGAGAAAAAGAAAAGACCACGCTTTATACTCGGAACGCCATTGTGGAAGCGTTGCAGGAAACCCTTCCAGAAGTTGTGAGTGCTGCTATTAATGCGTACAACATCCTGACGAAAAAGCCTGTAGAAGATGTCAAGGTGGATATTCCCTTTGGTGAGTATGCAAACCCTTCTTTTGAAAGCCAGATAGAGACCATGGCAAAGGCAAGACCCGGTGTAGCCCTGATGAGTATAGAAGCCCAGGTGGAAGAACTGTATGGAGATTCCAGGGATGATACATGGAAGGAAGAAGAAATCGCCCGTCTGAAAGCAGAACAGGGCATTGCAGAGGTAGAAGAGCCGGGGGTCAATATGACTGCCGGGCTTTTTAATGTCAACCTTGGAGGTGAAAGGGATGCAGGTCAAAGTAGCGAACCGGATGTACAGAATGAACCGGACGGAGTACCAGGGACTGCTGAAAATAGCCAATGAGCAGGTACCTTTTGGAATATATGCGATTGAGAAAAAAGGTTATGCAGAATTAAGGGTGGACCGTTGTAGCAGCATGACTCAGCTTAAAAATCTTACCCGTAACTTTAAGGCTCAAGGTTATAAGGTATATGCGAACAGGAGATAACAGTATGGATATTCCAGGATTTACCTTACTATTGCAGGACTTTTGCGCATACTGTCCAGATTTTGAACCGGAAATAGAGAAGATTGAGTATAGCTGCGTTATGAGAGCACCCAACTGCCAGAATAATATCCGTTGCATAAACAGAAAGCGCTGTGCAAGGATTGCAGCTAATATTCAGAAACGGGTGAATACTGATGACAAGGAAGAATGAATATGATCTTGCTGCAGCTTTTCAGAAGATAGAGGATGAGCTGATAGCTTCTATGATCCGGAATATGGACCGGCACCGGGCAGAGGAAACCAAAGAGGGATATAACTGGTCTATGTGGCAGACCGAACAGATGAAGGCACTGGAACGATATAAGCAGAAGAACCAGAAGAAATACCAGAAACAGTTTAAGAGTATTAATGCTCAGATTGAACAGTTGATCAGGCAGGCACGCGCAAAAGGCAACATGAAGCAGGAGATCAAGATCTTACAGACCATCAAAAAAGGCTGGAAAACATCCGGAAGAAACAGATCACCTGCGCATGATGCAATGACGGCAGAGTTCTTTAAGCTGAATGACCGAAAGCTGAATGCGTTGATTGAAGCTACTACACACGATATGGAAGTTGCAGAAACAGCAGTGCTCCGAAAAGCCAATGATGATTACCGGAAAGCAATCTTTGATGCTCAGGTATATGCCAACAGCGGCGCTGGGACCTACGAAAAGGCTGTGGATATGGCTACAAAGGATATGCTATCCCGCGGACTTAATTGTATAGAATATGCCAATGGAGCCAGACACACGCTATCGGATTATGCAGACATGGCGATCCGGACGGCCAGCAAAAGAGCTTACTTGCAGGGAGAAGGCGAAAAACGTCAGGAGTGGGGAGTTACAACGGTCATCATGGCCAAGCGTGGGAATCCGTGTCCTAAGTGCCTTCCCTTCGTCGGCAAGGTGCTTATTGATGATGTGTGGAGCGGCGGCAGTAAGGACGGCGTGGATCCGGAGACTGGGAAGAAATATCCGCTGATGAGTTATGCAATCAGCAAAGGGCTTTATCATCCAAGATGCAAGGACAGCCATACTACATATTTCCCTGGTATTTCTACCGCAGATGATACCTGGACTAAAGAAGATCTGGAAGAGATTGGACTTCAGAACCAGCAGGAAGCCAGGCAACAGTATGCAGAGCGCCAGGTGGAAAAGTATGGGAGACTGGCAGAGTATTCGCTGGATAAGGAGAATCAAAAAGAATACCAGATAAAAGCGGAAGAGTGGAAAGACCAGGCGTACAGACCAGTTACCAGAGGTGAAGCATCAACAATATTTATTAAACAGCAGCAGAAAATAAACATTAAGCGAGTTGAAAGCTATTCAGAGATTTACATTTCCAATCAGACGAATATAAAACCTCGTGCGTTACATACATTGAATCAGAGAACGGAGCAGGCTTTAAAAGAGTGGGAAGTTTCGCTGGAGAGAAGGCCTAAAATTATTATAGTTTCGCCAGATGAAATGCCTACAGCGTATGGAAAGTATGACGCCATACAAAATGTAGTTTTCTATATCCCTCAGATTGCAGACAGTAAAGTGATTAAAGATCAAGGAAATGTTGAATTTCATGAGATGTGGCATATGAAGCAGGCTGAAAATTTTAGAAAACGATACGGTGAAATTACAAGAGAAAACTATGGTAAGTATATAGAGAATGCTTGTAAAGAAGCAAAGAAGACAATTGACAGAGCAGGTATCACGGAGTACAATGTAAGCGACATAAGTAGTTACGCAGATCAAATGTTCTGGATTGATAGGTATGATGAAGTTGAAGCTGAATATATGGTAAAACATCGAAGAGGGAAGAAACATGGTAATTCGCAAGTATCCGGAGGAGATTCAAAAGGCGATGGAAACTTATAAGCCGTATGCAAAATGTATTCATGATGGCGAGCTTGAAGGTGTTCCACAGGAAGCTGTAGAAGCGTTTAAAAAAGTGAAGAATTGGGCTTGGGAACAAGGTCAGTAAATACCACCAGTCAGTAGGCCGGTGGTATTTTTGTACCCATTTTTAGGAAAGAGAGGATAAGAAGATGAAAAAGAAGATTTTAGCATTTGGAGTGGCGTTATCTGTGATGCTTGGAATGGTGGGGTGCTCAACAGCACACACAGTAAACCACAACTTATCAAAAGATGCGAATGAATTTAATATTTATCGCAGAATTACAGTTACTAATGCAAGAACGGATACTGTTATGCTTCAGGCCGAAGGTTATATGGCGCTGGGCAACAATAGTTCAAATGAGCTGGTAGTTACCATTAAAACAGGTGATGATCAGAATTATAAGGATTACATTTACCTGAATGACTGGACCTGTTATGTAATGGAGCAGACAGAGCCGAAAGGAACAGACAAGTATCATTATGAGTTGGTATTTTATCCTGAAAGGTTAATTCCGGATATTGAAATTAAATAAATCTATAAATTGCGACGTCGCAAATGAAAGAAGGTGATCTTATGGGGCTTTTATCGTGGATCAGGCAGAGGTTTTTCAAAAAGAAAGAGTGCTGCCACCACTACCGGAAGCATTGGAGCCGGGCTTCCGGTCCTTATGGCGGTTATGTAAGACGTTGTACCAAATGTAATAAGATTGAGCAGTAAGCACGCAGGAAAGCCCTGGGTGTTATTTTTATGCCCAAACGCGAGCATGGCATTAAACTCTGCGCGGCCGGTGACACCGATGACAATGGATAGTAGTAAGAGGGACACTCTCAAAATGGAAAGGAGACTATTAACATGGCAGAAACAAATCAGAACCAGGGACAGCAGACACAACAGGCGGCAGGTACAGCCCAGGCACAGACACCGGCAGCACAGCAGAATCAGAGCAATCAGCAGGGAGCAGCTCCAGCGATTGACTATGGAAAGATCCAGCAGATGCTTGACGGCACACTGGCAGCCAAAGAAGATACAGCGCTGAAAGCTTATTTTAAGCAGCAGGGACTCAGTCAGGCAGAGGTCGAACAGGCCATTGCAGCTTTTAAGCAGCAGAAGGCAGCCAATACTCCGGATGTTGGCGCTATGCAGGCTCAGATGGCACAGGCACAGGCTGCAGCACAGCAGGCCCAGATAAACAGCGCAGCTGTTATGGCGGCTGTATCACTTGGTATTGAAGCAAGTACCATCCCTTATGTGATCAAGATGGCAGATTTCAGCCAGGTAGCAGGTCAGGATGGAAAAATCAATGAAGAAACATTAAAGGCGGCACTTAATAAGGTGCTGGAAGATGTGCCTGCTTTAAAACCCCAGGCATCCGCAGCGTCCGGATTTGTCCAGGTAGGAGCTGCAAGCGGCAGCCAGGGAACCGGACAGGCCCAGCAGGCAACACAGACACAGCAGACAACGGTAGCAACAAAGCGTTGGAACCGTTGGAACAACTAAGAAAGGATAAGGTGATAAAATGGCAAATTTAAACTATGCACAGGTATGGGAACCGGAGTTGTTAGAGATCCTCATTCAGGGAACCCTGACTTCTCCATTTGTAACAAGTAATGTAAAATGGCTGGATGCGAAAACCTTCCATTTTACCCAGATGAGCACATCCGGATATAAAAATCACAGCAGAAATGGTGGCTGGAACAGCGGAAGCTATGCGCAGACAGATATTCCGTACACACTGACTCATGACCGTGATGTGGAATTTATGATCGACAAGGCTGATGTGGATGAGACCAATGCGACCGCATCCATCCAGAATATTTCCAGGACATTTGAAAAGACCTGGGTGGTTCCGGAAACAGATGCGCTGTTCTTCTCCAAGGTAGCGCAGGCAGCTCAGAAAGAAGAAAGCTACCATTCTGCTACTGCGGCTTCCGGTTATACCAAGGCCAAGGTATTCGGCATGCTGAAAGACATCCTGGCAAAGGGGAAGCTGAGACGTTATAAGGCAAATGGTACTCTGGTCATGTATGTATCCAGCGCGATCATGGATGCCCTGGAACAGTCCACAGAGTTCACACGCAAGATCGAAATGACCCAGATCGCAGAGGGCGGCCTGGGAATTGAAACTCGTGTGACCGACATCGACGGCGTACCGATCATGGAAGTAGTGGATGATGAGCGCTTCTATGATGCATTTGACTGGGAACCGGAGAATGGTGGTTTTGCACCGCAGAAGAAAGTTGCCGAAGGAACCCCGGTAACTGGAGCCCACAAGATCAATGTGCTGGTCGCCTGCGGCCAGACCTGCAAGATCGTACCGAAGATCTCCAGCATCTATTACTTCAATCCTGGTGCTCATACCAAGGGTGATGGCTATCTGTACCAGAACCGTTCCCTGTCTGATGTATTTGTTTTCCCGAATGGCCGTGATGGCAAGGTAGACAGTGTATACGTAGATGTGGATACCACAGAGTATACTGGAGCCTGATCGGAGGTGGTCTTATGGCCTATGAGCCGTATGTAACACCGGAATACTACCAGAATGAGTACTGCGGCAGCATTGTGCCGGGAGAACAGCTTCCGGCAGCTCTGCGCCGGGCCAGCAGGCATATTGATTCGTTGACCTATAACCGGATCCAGGGATATGGGTTTGACCATCTGACACCTTTTCAGCAGGATGTAGTTCGGGAAGTGGTATGTCTGCAGGCAGATTTTGAGACAGAAAACGCAGATGAGATCGACACGATCTTACAGAGCTATAACATTAACGGAGTGTCAGCCCAGTTCGGAAGTTCATGGAATGTGCTGACAGATAAAGGTGTAGCTATGAAGCGAGAAACCTATGCTCTGCTGTCACAGACGGGGCTGTGCTGCCGTTTAGCGAGGTGAGACTATGAAATATCCATGTTTAGTGCCAAAGCGGCTCTGTAAGACGCCTGTGCATGTTCATCTGGAATCGGAAGAACTGGATAATAAGGGAAGGCCGAAGTACAGCCTGGATGCGGATCTGATGTGTAATTTCCAGGATAAAGCCAAGACCATTCTGACAGCGGAAAAGAAGCTGGTGCAGATCACTGGTACTGCGCTTTTTACAGGAGACATCGCACCGGATATGCCGTCTTTAAGTGGCGGAACAGTAACGGTATTTGGTGAAGAACGCCGGATCGAGCAGGGATGCAAGAACAGGAATCCGGACGGTACGGTAAATTACTGCAGTCTGGAGGTGATCTGATGCAGGTAAAGTCAACTATAAAGCTGAACATGCCCCGTATCAGCCAGCTGACCCGTGCAGCAGTAGTTGCTTTGAAGCAGACGGCGGAAGCGCTGCATACGGAAGTGGTACAGGCACAGGTCATGCCGTTTGATACTGGCAACCTGCAGAATGAAAGCACCTTCGTGGACACCAGTGAAGCTTCTAACGGAAAAGTAAGCCTGGTATCCAGCACGCCATATGCAAGGCGGCTGTATTATCATCCGGAATATCAGTTCCAGAAGTATGAAAATCCTTTTGCAGGCGGTAAATGGTTTGAGCCATGGCTTCCGGGAGGTGTCAGCTCCGGTTTTTGCAGGGAAGCCTTTAAGAAGTTTTATAAAAAGGCGGGTGGCGTATGATGCTGCGGTTAACGGACATACAGGATTGGATCATTTCTCTTGGAATTGCAGAAGAGAGCCATGTTTATATCGGCAAACTGGATAATAAACAGCAGAAATCCATAGGTATTTATAACCGAAGTGGATCCGGACCACCCAATATTGCTTTAGGTGGCCTGGAATACACTACCTATGATACAAAGCAGCTCTCTCTTCTGGTCCATTGGAACAGGGACAAACCGGAAAGTGAAGAAGCTGCTTATCAACTATTTGAGAAACTTAGAAGCATATCCAGTCTGGACATAGGAGATACCCACATTAATTATCTTCGTTTAATGGTTCCTGAACCCCAGGACGTAGGAACGGATGATAATGGGATATATGAATATGTGATCTGGCTGGATCTTATCTATCAGAGAAAGTGAGGAATGTGTAATGAGTGAAGTAGGAGGAAAAGTATATCCTGTACACAATAACGTGTTTAAATTTGGTACAAAGGGTATGGACAGCGTGGACGGCGATATGGTAATGCCTGCGGATCTGGAGAACTTTGCGCCAACCATTGACGGTACCACAGAAGAATGGTATGCCATGGACGCAGAAGGCTGGGCCAAATCTGCTATGACTGGCAAAAAACTCAGCTTTGCTTTTAAGGGAAAGCGTTCCGTAGGTGATGCCGGAAATGATTATATCGCAGGCCTTGCATGGAAATTTGGCCAGGATGTAATGACCAAGTTTGAGTGGACCATGACATCCGGGGCTAAGCTGGCTTGTGATGTAGTAGTAAATGTGACTACCCCAGGAGGCGGTGATACAACGAATATCGATGCCCTGGAGTTTGAGGTTACCTGTTATGGAAAACCAACCTATACACCGGTAGTGGCAGCGTAAAAGGAGACAATGAGCAATGGCTAAAGTAGTAGATATTACAGATAAGCTTATATTTGATGGGAATCCATGCCTGATGATCAATGGAGAAAAACTGGAGGTAAATGCAGATGCTCCTACCATGATGAAAGTAATTAATGTTACAAGAAATGGTGGAACTTCAGAAGAAAATATGAATGAATTATACGAACTGGTATTTCCAGAAAAATCCAGAAAGGTAATTGATTCGTTGAAACTGCTGGTTCCAGATTGGATGACTGTCATTCAGGAGGCCATAAAGTTGATCACAGGAGATATCACAGGCCAGGGAGAGCGCTGACCCGTACTACGACCTGTTTGAAGACTGGGACCTGATCATTTCCAGTTTCATGACGCAGTACGGGTTGCGTATAAGGACGAAAGAGTTTGAAACGGTCAGCTGGGATGAGTTCCGTTCCCTGCTGGCCGGACTTGGACCGGAAACTCCCCTGGGCCGGGTGGTAGCGATACGTTCTGAAACAGATGATAATGTGATCAAACATTTTACCACTGATCAGCGAAGGATCCATGACAGCTGGCGTAAACATCAGATGGAGCAGATGACTCCGGAGGCTTATGACAGGGAAATGGAAGGTCTGGAAAGGATGTTCGCTGCATTATGCGGAGGTGGTTGAAATTGAAAAAGTAAAGCATGAAAAAGTCCGGTGCCCGTATTGCGGGCATCCGGTCAATGCCATGAAGTCAGAAGATGCCAAATGCAAGGGCATCTTTTTTAAATGCAAAAATAAGGAATGCAGGAAAATATTTGAGTTAAAGATCTAAGACGCTGTGCCGATGTGCCTGTCTTAACGAAAAGGGCAGGTGATATATATGGCAGCAGACAGCGTAGGCCAGATCGGGCTTGATCTGGTAGTAAATAAAAATGAGTTTGACAGTCAGATGCTGGGGATACAGAATCTGGCAAAAAAAGCTGGCAAAGCACTTGCAGCTGCTTTTGCAGTCAAAAAAGTATTTGACTTTGGAAAGTCCTGTATAGAATTAGGCTCTGATCTGGCAGAAGTCCAGAACGTAGTTGATGTTACATTTTCCCAGATGAGCAAACAGGTAGATAAGTTTGCCCAGAATGCAGCCACTCAGTTTGGATTGTCTGAGACCATGGCAAAGCGGTTTACCGGTACTTTTGGAGCTATGGCAAAGGCATTTGGCTTCAGTGAGAAAGCTGCATATGACATGTCCACAACTCTTACTGGTCTTGCCGGAGATGTGGCATCTTTCTACAACATCAGTCAGGATGAGGCATACACGAAGTTAAAGTCTGTATTCACTGGTGAAACAGAAAGCCTGAAAGACCTGGGCATTGTTATGACCCAGACGGCTCTTGACAGCTATGCTATGGCAAATGGCTTCGGAAAGACTACAGCAAAGATGTCGGAAATGGAAAAGGTTGCCCTGCGGTATAAGTTTGTACAGGATCAGCTGACAACGGCAGCAGGTGACTTTTCCAGGACATCCACTGGCTGGGCGAACCAGGTCCGTATCTTACAGCTGCAGTTTGACAGCTTAAAGGCAACCATAGGACAGGGGCTTATAGCTGCATTATCCCCGGTCATCCAGGTGATCAACGCAGTCATTGGTAAAATACTCAGCCTGGCGAATGCATTTAAAGCTTTTTTTGCCTTGATGTCTGGTGGTAAAGATTCAGGAGCATCCGCAACTGCAGCTGGTATGGAAGCTGTAGCTGTCGCAGCAGATAAAGCTGGAACGGCTGCTTCCGGTGCTGGGAATGCTGCAAAGAAAGCTGCTAAGGATATCAAAACGGCTACCACTGGTATTGATGAGCTTAATATCTTAAACCCGGATAGTGGTTCAGATAGCGGAAGCGGATCTGGCGGTAGTGGAGCAGGCGGCTACAATGCAGATGACTTTGATATGGGAACACTTCCGGAACAGGAAGATATAGTCAGTGGTAAGCTGCGGAAGATAGCTGACCTGCTGAACCAGTTAAAAGATTCTTTTACAAGTGGTTTTTGGGATGCTTTTGGCGACACATCTGTATTTGATTCGATCCAAAGCAGCATCCAGTCCATAAAAGACAGCCTTGGGAATATTTTTACTGATTCTGATGTGCAGACAGCGGCTTTAGGTTTTGCCAATACACTGGCCCAGTCCTTAGGACAAGTTACAGGTTCTGTAGCAAGTATCGGTGCAACGATCGCAGATAACCTTCTGGGCGGTATTAGCAGGTACCTGGAACAGAATAAAGGCCGCATTAAAGACTATCTGGTCCAGATGTTTAATATTGGCGGTGAGATTGCGACATTAGTTGGAAATTTCACAAGTTCCATTGCGGGGATCTTTACTGTATTTCGCAGTGACTCAGCGAAACAGATCACAGCTGATATAATAGGTATTTTCAGTAGTTCCTTTATGGGAGTTACAAAATTAGGCAGTAAATTTGTCCGGGATCTGATCCAGGTTATAACAAAGCCTATAACCGATAATGCTGGTCAGATCAAAGAACGGATACAGGGGCTATTAGACGAACTGCAGCCTATATTTGATAAGCTGAAAGAATTAATTGATAAGATATGGGATGGCCTGAATACAGCTTATGATACTGTTGCAAAGCCAGTATTTGATGCATTTACAGAAGCGATATCCTCAGTTGTGGACTGGATAACAGAAACTCAGACACGCTTTGACGGAGCTATTGGAGTTGTTGCTGCTTTCTTTGGGGCATGGGAAGTTGTAAAACTTGGTGAATTCATCATTAATGCTGGTGGCGTCGTATCAATGCTTTCTGGAATGGTAGCTGGTTTTGTAGCAAATGCGGCTGCTATTGCAACACATACAGCAGCGCTTATAGCAGATAAGCTGGAGACAGCCGCTATTGTTGCTATGTATGCCAAAGATTTTGTAGTAAACCTGGCGCAAGGAACAGCGGCCCTGGTGCAGCAGGCGGCCCAGTTTGTTATCAATACTGCAGCAAAGATAGCAGATACCGCAGCTCAGATTGCCATGACTGCGGCTACAGTGGCATGGAATGCTGTATGTGCGATCGCAACAACGGTTACTACTGCTTTAGGTGCGGCCATTGCATTCCTTACCAGTCCGATCGGTTTTGTTATCATTGCTATAACAGCGCTGATTACGGCTGGAGTTCTTCTGTATCAGCATTGGGATGAAGTCAAAAAGTTTGCAGCCGAAGCCTGGGAAGCAATTAAAAAGACAATAAATAATGCCATCGATGCGGTTAAGGTGTTCATATCCAGTACGCTTGAACTGATAAAAACAGCCTGGGAAACTAAGTGGAACCAGATCAAGGCATTTGCATCTAACCTATGGAATGCGATCAAAGCTCTTGCGACATCCATTTTCGAAGCGATCAGAGACAAGCTTTCCGAGATCTGGGACAGTGTAAAAAGCACCATTGAAGAAAAATGGAACGCTATCAAGGATTGGTTTGAAGATATCTGGAAAAAGATCAAAGAAGTGTTTAAACCGGATGCAATGATCGAGGTCGGAAAGAGCATCATGAACAAACTCTGGGACGGCTTAAAATCCGTCTGGGGTTCCATTGCCGGATGGCTGCAAGGCTGTGCTGATTTTGTCGGCGGTGTTTGGGACGGTATTGTGGAAGGCGCGAAGAGTATTTTCAAGAGTGCTAAAGAAGACGCCGAAGATGATGAGGCAGATGACAGTGATGACTGGGACTATGGTACCAATTCGCCGGTATCCGGTCATGCTTCTGGTGGATTCCCTAAATCTGGTCAGATGTTCGTAGCCCGTGAGGACGGTATCCCGGAGATGGTTGGAAGCTGGGGAGGCCGTGCAGCAGTTGCAAATAACCAGCAGATCACCCAGGGTATTACCCAGGCAGTCCAGAATGGCATGCGTTCCTGTATGGCTCCGCTTGTATCCATGATGTCAAGTGTAGCAGGTAATGCAGCACCACCGCTGGCAGTAACAGGCCGTGCAGCTGTTTATGAAAATGATGATGACAGGCTTATGAACCTGGTAAGCCGTGCTGTGGCATTATCACAGAATGGTACCGGTATGGATGATTCACGTATCGCGCGCATCCAGGAACTCTTAGAGCGCATTGTGGACCTGATCGAAGCCATGGACCTGACAGTGAGCATTGATATCCGTGATGTAAAGAAGAAACTGACGGATCTGGAAAAGAGAAGCGGTTACACGTTAAGAACAACGTAAGGAGGCGGCAACAAATGGCAGTAATAACGATCAATGGCCGGGAGTTCCCGGCTCCTGATGTAGGTGGTAATCTTGTGGTCGCAACCAATGTCAGCTCCGGAAAAAACGCAAATGGCGAATTTGTTGGACAGAAGGTTGGCAGGGATCAATATAAATTCGATGCATTGCAGTGGAAATTCCTGGATGCAGCTACCTGGTCAGCTATGTTGCAGGAATTTGACAAATTTGTAGTGACCGCCCGGATCCCGGATATGGTAAACAATCGTTTCCAGACAATCCGCATGTATCCGGGAAACCGTACAGCCACGCCGGTGGAATTTAATGGATCAGGGCTTCCTACAAAGTACCGGGACTGTAAGGTCAACATCATAGACTGCGGGGTGATAGAATAATGCAAGCTGTAAGCAATGCATATAAACAGGAAATGAAAAAGCAGTATCGTGATCATTCCTATATGCGCGTCAGTATTGGCCTGATCAATCAGGAGGCCCAGGCATCTGCTTATATACCTGACCAGGAGAAATATGCTTATTATAGCAATCTGACCTGGCCACTCAACAACTATGAGGTTTCGGAACTGTATGAAACCTGTGACCAGGATTACAGTACCGTAGATGGGAGTATGTATTTTTTGCCAAGGGAACGTCAGGATGCAGTCCTTAACCAGGGGATCGTTACAGATGATCTTTTAGGTGAGGTTGAGATCCGTTTTCCGGTACAGCACGATATAAAAGGTCTCACAGTAGAATTTGGCAAAGCGTATCCTGTGGATTTTTCCATTGTATCAGATGAACATACGGTTGAGATCACAGGGAATGATACAGGGCATTTTGTGACGGAAGAGATCTTTCCTGGTGCAACATTTCTCCGGTTTGTGCCAAAGGATATGGTCAATGGGCAAAGCCGGCTGCGGATCCACCGTATCACGATGGGGATCGGTATCTACTTTGATAACCAGAAGATATTGTCAGCCACAAAGAAAGAGCGAATCAGTCCTGTTATGGAAGATCTGCCATCCATTGATCTGAACATAACCATTGATAATAAAAACCGTGCATATGACATTGAAAATGAAGAGAGTACGGTAAATTTCCTGGAAAATGGCCAGGAGATCAATGTGATTTACGGTCAGGAGCTGGATGATGGAAATGTGGAGTGGATGCCCGGTACCACGGTATATCTGCGGGAATGGTCTGCAGATGATGAAGAAATGAGTTTTACTGCTACAGACCGTTTTGATGGCATGGATGAAACTTACCGCCGCGGAAAATATTATCCTGATGGAATAAGCCTGTATGATCTTGCAGTTGATGTCTTTGGCGATGCCGGAATAGACAGCCGTACCTATTGGCTTGATAATTATCTAAAAGATGTTATGGTTTATAATCCAATGCCAGTAGTATCCCATAAAGAAGCACTGCAGCTGATCGCAAATGCCGGACGCTGTATTCTTTACCAGGACCGGAATGGAAATATATTTATGAAGTCCAGTTTTATACCGGACATGCAGGCAAGTTCAGCAAATGAAACTTACTTTTCTAATACGGCTTCAGTACTGGATGCAACAGAAAAAAGCACTTATGCCACACCGGAAAAGGATCATACAGAAGCATCAGCTGTACAGTTCTTTTTGCCATATCAGGATAAAAACTATCTGGATGTGGGATATGTATCGGAAGCAGTAGCGGATGAAGATGGGACATTTACAGAAGATCCATTGGTGACTATCGTTCTGGAAGCGCGGTACAAGTGCTTTGGCCTTACATTGGAATTTGGAGGCAATCATCCGTCTGGTATGGTATTCCGTTCCTATTTGGGAGAGGAACTGGTGGAAGAGTATAAAATATCTTCTCTTTCTGAAGTTACTGTGGTCAATCATGAATTCCCGGAATTTGATAAGCTGCAGCTTGAATTTTTAAAGGGAGTACCGTTTAACAGGGTAAACCTGAAACAGATCACATTTGGGGACAGTACTGATTATGAACTGTCTTACGGCAAGGAGCTTACTAAGACGCCAAAGGGTACACAGTTATCAAGAGTCAGAGAGTTGCAGATGACCAGGACAATTTATACATCAGGGACTGAAAAGAGACAATTAGTCAGGGAGGCTGTCCCGGCAGACGAAACCAGGCATACGTTTTATCTTAATGCAGCGGCTTATGATTATGAAATAGATGCAGCTGGTGGCACAAATGTCCAGATCATTGATAGCAGCGCATATTACGTTACGGTAGAGGTTGACGGTGGAGCAGATACGGAAGTGACCATAAATGGATATGAATACAATGTAACACAGGCGCTTGTGACCAGACAGTTAAATCCCACAGGAACTGTTGAAACGTGGGAAAATCCGCTTGTATCTACGTCAAATCATGCAGCAGATCTTGCTGAATGGATCGGAGATTATCTGCGTTCTGACCGGGAATATGATCTGGAATATCGTGGAGAACCGCGTATTGATGCAAATGATATTGTATTCCTGGAAAATAAATACGTTCCGGATCTGCTGTTGCGGATATATGAACATACATTGAAGTTTAATGGGGCATTGTCCGGCACCATAAAGGCAAGGAGGGATATGAGCAATGTGGCAACAGCCAAAAACAGACTGGCAGGCCAGTGATTATTTTAATATCAAGGATTATAACCGCATAAAAGGAAATCTGAATGAGATCCGGCGGCAGGCGCTTATCCTGTGGCCGGATTTTACGTTTGAAGATATGGGCGGGGATAAAGCCTATACGGATTATGGCTTTTATGCAGATGAGATCAACCGGTTTGAAGCCAATGTGGAACATATCTGTGTAGGTGTGTTCCCTTTTAAGGTAGGTGAACGGAAGACGTTTTACGAGAACCAGCTTTTTATTGACTGGAAGGAACTGAACCGTATCGAAGAGGCCTGCAGACTGATGTACAGTAATATCCAGAGCCGGATCACAGGGAGGCGTAAGCTTGCATTTACCCTAAACGGAGGAGAGATATGTTAAAAACGGATTATAAAGATGCCATGTATGATGGCGCACGGAAATATAAGATCACATCGAATGCTGATGGGACTTCCGGTATTACAGATGAAACAGTCTATACGCAGGAAGGGGATCCCTTTGGGGCAAACGATATCAATTCCACAAACAAAGCTATCAACCGTATAAATGGTGAACCTGCTAATGTAACACTTACAGCAAGCGGCTGGACGGGAGATGCAGCCCCATATAGCCAGACAGTTGAGGTAGAAGGTGTTACAGCAGAAGATAATCCCATCTTTGTAAGTCTGCTGGAAGATGGGGCTCCTGCAGAAACCCAGAAGGCATATATGAAAGCTTTTGGTATCATCGCTTCTGGTACGGGGACAACGGCAGCCGGCAGCGTGACTTTTAAGGTTTACAAAAAGCCGGAAACTGACATTATGATCGGGCTAAAAGGAGTGTAACAATGGGAAGAGTATTAATGACTGGCGGTGGTGGAGGTGGTGGTTCTTCTGATGACTGCACTGCTACCGCTAATGATGTTTTAAAAGGAAAAACTGCTGTTTATAACGGATCTGGTGACGAACCGCAAGAGGGTACATTAGAGTTAACTGGAGATGCAGCTGATGGATATGTTTATAGCGGAAAGACCTATTATAATACAGATGCTCGTACCAAACGTACTGGCGCAATGACAGTAGGAAGCATCTTAAATTTTAGTGCGGCAGCATACAGTGGACGGCAGGTTCTGTTAAAATGGCAGAATCCTTATGCTGCGACAGGTAAGCCGTTCGGAGGTGTATTTATTAATTATTCCACCAGTGGTTATCCGGGAACCGGCGGCACAAGAATCTATACTGGATACGGAAATAACACTGCACCTGGGGGTTGGTCTCAGGCAATCGTCACATTACCAAATCTAAATACTACATACTATTTCAGTTGTACTGCATATTCTTCCTGTAGCGTTGGTGATATTTTGGGGAATACAATGAATGCGTCATGTAAGACTTCTGGAAACATCGACAAAACCATAACATTCAGTCAAAACTACACTGTTCCAGCCGGATATAATTATGTGGATATCTTCTGTGTTGGCGGCGGTGGTGGTGGAAGAGGCGGATGGATGGATCGTACAAACTATCAATACGCTGGTGGCGGCGGTGGTGGTGGATATACATCAACCGCGTCAAATGTAAGTGTATCAGCCGGACAGGTGCTGAATTGCAGTGTTGGTGCTGGCGGTACAGTGAATAATACTATTGCTTCACAGTGGGATAGATCTGGAACTGGTGGGACATCACAGGTAGCACGAAATGGAAGTGTATTATGTTCTGCAGGCGGTGGCCAAGGCGGAGATGTAGCAAGTAGTGGTGGTAACGGTGGTTCTGGTGGCGGTGCGCCAGCAGTCAAGAACGACGTTCAATCTGGACGTAATGGTGGAACTAATGGCGGAAATGGAGGTAATGGAGCAACAATAGCTGGTTCCAATCAACGAAAAGGTGGAACTGGCCAAGGAAGAACAACAAGGCCTTGGGGTGGTAATACGGGAACTATCTATTCTGGAGGAGGAGGTGGTGGCGGAATTGCTAATCCGAATGGCTATCATGGAATTGGTGGTAATTATGGCGGCGGTAACGGTGGAATGTATAAATATGGGGATCCTGTTACAGTATTGACCGCTACCGCAGGACAAGCAAACTCTGGCGGTGGTGGTGGTGGAGGGCATGGAAGCTACCTTAATGGTGGTAACACTGCTGTCGGTGGAGTAGGCGGATCAGGCATCATCTTACTCCGCTTCCATTAAAGAAAGGATTCAAAATGATTAGAGAATTTGCAAAACCGTACATCATGCTTGATGAGAATGGTAAAATTTACAATATTGAAATGCATACGAACTACGAAGAAGCCAATCAGTTTGCCCGAAATGTTTATGGAGATGGCGCAGCAGCCGATGAATACCGTTATCTTGTGCAGATTGGTGATATTAAAAAAGATGGTGTTTACTATAATGTTGGCGAAAACGGAGAGTTGACTGAAGCGGAATATATTCCTTCAGATGAAGAAAAAATCGGTCAGTTAGAAACATCTAATCGTGAGTTGTCAGATCAGCTCACCGAAGCACAGTTAGCCCTTACCGAGCAGTATGAAGCTAACCTGGCATTGGAAGATGAGGTCACTAACACCCAGTTAGCATTGACTGAACTTTACGAAGCAACCCAAACCACTACAACCACAAAGGAGGCTTAATCATGGCAAGCTACATGGCAAAAGTATATGCAAATCTGATCCGTAATGGAAAGAAAAAAATCGAAGAGGTACCAGAGAAAATCAGAGTGGAAGTCGAGGCATTATTAAATGCTTAGGTTGCTGCTCTTTTTATTACTGAGGAAGGAGGTGGAGACTATGGCAATCATTTATGCAACCCTTATTGTTAAGGGAAAGAAAACCTACGCACAGGTACCAGAAAAGATCAAGCCTCAGGTAAAGCAGGTTTTAATCGATCTGGAGTGCGAAGATCTGATCACGGAGGAGTAAGTCATGGAATCAATCATGCAGTACATATCTGTGCATTGGGTTTCATGGGTGTTTGGGATCATCTCTGTATTGCTTTCCAGAGCATATCATAAATTATCCAAACAGTTAAAGGCAGAACGTGCCAGAACAAATGCTATTAACGCAGGAGTTCTGGCACTCCTCCATGACCGTCTTTACCAGGCATGTACATTTTATTTAAAAAGGAAATATTGTACCTTGGAAGACAGAGACAATCTGGAGTATATGTTCAGGCCATATAAAG